AAGAAGCCACAGCGGCGTATCCATCAGGGTGGTTATATGAAACAGTTGGAAGGCGGGCCGGCTCAGGATGAGGTTCGCCGGTCAGAACGGACATGCCCGAACTAGCCCCTATATAGGTGTCTATTGCTATGGTCAATGCGCCCTGGTAAGCTTCATCGATCTCCTCTATTTTCTTTTTGATCTGATCTATATAGGTCTCATAGGCTTGCGCCTGGACCGCTGAGGCCTTGGCGCACCCTAGGGCCTCGCAGCCGCCTTCTTCATAATGCTGTGTTAAATTCTCTCCAAGCTGTGATTCGTCAACACTAAGCCCGCATTTAGATAACTCAGCATTTACAGAATCTACTTCTTCGCTTTCAGTGGTCTCTGACGTGTCAGTTGGGCCCATTACCATTTTTAAGCCATCCCTAATACGCGCAATGCGTCTTCAATATTTAACGGAATTTCAATGGCATCCCCTACTTTGAGACTTGCCTCTGTGGGGGCACCATTGTACCATGCTATAATCCACCAAAACCTAACATCTCCATAATATTGATTGGCCATTTTATAAAGTCTATCCCCATATTTCCAAATATGTCTTGTTGTTTTTAAAGCGGTACGTTGAGCAACGGTGGGGTGAGATAATGTGGGGGTTTCAAAATGTTCTATAATCTTGACATCCCTCCCCTCTCTCAATGGAGCATAATATTCGCTAGCGTTTCTTAATATTCTGTATCTACTGTATCTTGCCATTATTTAGCTCCTTGTTATCTACTCTGATCCAAAACCTTCTTCTGAAGTAGTACCAACTTCTATTGCCGATTGAAGTTTATCAATCTGTTTATCACTATATTCTCCAGCGGTTGCCTGAGAAACAGCATAGTCTAAAGCTGCTTCGCTTCCCGATTCTAAATCTTTCTTTAGTCTCATTTGACCAAAAAGCCCAGCATAGCGTGCCTCCGCATTAGCAACGGCGGCATCTTCAGATTCACGAGCCTCGCTAGCACCCTGACCGTCTTCAATTAATTTATCGATGTCGTTTCCAGCTTGTACATCTTCCTCATATAATTTTTCTGCATCTTTAAGATTTACACCATATGGCCATAATCTTTGTTCGTCTGGGCGCCCCGATGTGCCGCCAAAAATACCATTTTCGTCCCAACCTAATGCATGCTCATGAATCGGAGAGAAAGACAAGTTAACATCTAAAAATTTTGGCAAAATAGCATTTTGACCAATAACGAAAGATCCGTCGTCGCTCTCTAGATTATGGTTTATTGTAAGGTTGTCTATTACTCCCAATAAACCATCATGTGATTGCCAAGTTTGTAAATTGGAATAATCAGTAAGCCCCTTATCGGTGGTTGCGACTTCATCTGCCTCCGCTGAAGAAGCTCCATAATCTTGATCCATATTAGAAAATCTATCATTCGTGTTTCTAAGTAAGTTCATAATTTTTAATCTAACCAAAGGAGACTGAGAAATAGTCTGTGCTGATTGTACGTCAGTGTAATTGGGATATAAAAATTGTGCCAATCCTTGAATTTTGCCTAGATTTTCATACGCTTCACTAACCGAAGATGCGGGAACTTTAAAGGTTAAAGAAATCTTTCTTTGTGTTTGCTTAAACAAATAAATAGGATCTGCTCTACCATATACGGTTTCAGAAGACCAGTCACTATTAAACGTCTCGTTAAAAGCTGTTATAAAAGCTTTAAAGAATATGGATCTTTGGGTTGGAACGTGTTGGAATGAAATGAATAGTTTTCTTAAATTGGCATAAGCATCAGAACCGTCAACAAAATAGGTTACTTTTTTGGCATCACCAACTACAACTTGACTATTTTTAAAATATTTAGCTGAATTAAAGTCACTATTATAAAAATCATATTTTTTACTTTTTTCATCATCGTTTTCAGACATCTATTGTTCTCCTTTTAATCTCTACTCGCCGCTGATCCAATGGCGTGATTGCCAGATGATTCTGCCCAGTTACCTTCTAAGAATTTCTTAGTTTGTGTCTCATCAAGTTTTACTTGAATCTTTGTGGACCCAGGCATCATCCCTTTTACTGCTCCACCGACTCCGCCGGCCATGGCTGCAGCCGGTGCTGCAGCGGCAGTCGCTACGGTTGATGCCGAAACGGCACCCATAGTAACAGCCAACGCTGCCATTTCCATGGCATTCATCTCTTTAATCTTGTTAACAATATTTTCGACTTTCGCAAATGTCTCCGTAACGCTAGCCATTCCACCCATCGCCAAACCGGTCATCATACCGAATATCATTGTGAGTGGTTTTACAATTGGCGTAATCGCTAGTGCCAACAGTGAAAGCGAAAACGCTATTTTGCTTATCGAACTACTAAACGCGACCATTCCTAAAAGAGTTACCGGATTGGCAAACAGCGCAAAACCCACGGCTAACGTGCTAAACACAGTAGCTAATTTCGTCATAATTTCACCGGTTAGCGTTTCAACCAATCCAATAAGCTTTTCAAATCCCTCTACTGCGAGATAGATTCCCGCTCCTAGCATTAAAAATGCGAACCCCATAGCCAAAACAGCGGCTACACCAATCCCTCCTGTTTTTACTGCAAAAACTGCCATTGCAACCATCAAGGCTATGAGTGTAACACCAACAGCTATCAATGAGCCTATTATAAGACCCGTTTGATCGTTAGCTAAGAGTAAAACTGCTACAAAGTCAGTAAAACCTTTTGTTGCGATGCCAACGCCAATGCCCATAAACAACATCGCAAGACCAACGGCCAGCATTGCGCCTTTGTTCCTTCTTAGCTGTTTTCCAGCATATTTAACCGAAACCGCCACTATCGCAAACGCTGCAGCGAGTCCAATGGTTGCTTCCACAAAATTAGAACTCCACGTTTGTTGATATAACAAAAATCCAAGCGCTGCGACTGCGGCGGCCATCGCCAGAAACATCACAGTTTGTTTTTTGCCAGTAATAGTAGCTAAAGCTTGGGCAATAGACAACGCAAACGTCACCCCTCTCATAGTAACCATTATTGGAATAATCATTTTCATAGCTTCCTTATGTTCCTGGAGCCAAGTTAGTCCATTGGAGAGCGCATCCGCGATTCCCATAAGCAGAGGAGCCGATTGGGCCAAAACGGAGTTCCACTTGTCCATAATATCTTGAACGCCGCGTGCCTGTTTCTTCATGGCGACAAGATCTTTGCTCGTTTTGCCCATATCACCCGATAAGTCGTTCATGTTTCCAGACAATGCCATGGCCAGATCGCCTACATCAGACAATCCTAACGATTCCGTATAAAATTGCTTCTGATAATAGCTCATATCATCGAATGACAATCCCGCATCTTTGATTGCATCTCGAACCATACCAAAACGGGCTGCAGGATCAGTCTCCATCATCATGTCCATCGCGTTGACAAAGTTGCCACCCAATGCTGCATTCAATTTACCAGCCATTCCTGCAGCATCTTCAAAAGTATCAAACTTGTTAGCAATAGCAAGAACCTTTTCCATCTCCATGCCTGTGATCTTGGAAATAGCAGCCATATCTTTAAAGGCTTTTGTTCCTTCGCGCCCAAATTTGGCTAGTTGTGGGCCCATAGCTGCAAATTTGGCAGATAGGTCGCCTGGTGCCACACCAATATCTTTCGCAAACGCCACAAGTTCTCTTGACGTTTCTTCCGCTTCCATTGCGGTTTGCCCAAGCATTTTTGTCATGGTTTGTATACCTTTCGCATAATCGCCAGCAGCAACGCCTAGTTTTCCTAAAACAGCACCCGTATCAGCCAGTTCTTGTCTTGCACCAGGCGCCATCATAGTAAAGTCAGTAAAAGATTTGGCCAAATTCTGATGAGATTCTGCAGCCTGTTCGGCGCTTACCCCCAAGCCTCTTAAGTCTTTATAGGTACTTCTAACCTGGAGAGAAAACTCTTTACCCAGACCGGTTGTTCTTTCAAATTGGTTTTCTGCCTTATCCAGGCCCATCACCATTTCTTTCATCTTAGCAAAGAATATGCTAAGGCCCTTATCTAGCTTTTGATTGGTTTTGTTTATACCCTTCGCAAGGGCCAACTCTCCCATAAGACCATCTTTACGAGCTTGGTTCCATAAATGACCTTTTTCAACCAGTCCTTGAGCCAAAGGATCTTGAATTTCTAACTCTTTTGAGAGCTTCTTTTGGATTCCCAGAGTTTTTGTCAAGTCCTTTATTTTTTTCTTGGCTTTTTCCAAGTCCTCTTCGGATGCATCGCCTTGTTTTATTAGTTCTTCTAGCTCCAATTGTAATAACTGCAGTTGGGCTTCGCTCTGTGCAACCAATCTTGTACCAGAATCATATTTTATTTTTGAGGCTGCGATTATTGATCGATGAGCCTCTAGTATCTTTTGTTCTGTCTCCCATTGTTCCTTTGATGTGGCTAACTCGTCTTTTCTTGCGTCTATCGCCTGTGTTGCTAGTTTATATTGTTCTCTATTAAGAGCATTACTGGCACGTGCCAGATCCGCTTCATCCTGCCTTATCTTTAAACGTTCCTTGGTGGAATCAAGGCGTTCTTTTTCGACTTTGGCGGCCTCGATAAGGAGATTTAGCTCTTCTTGAGTTGGTGTGGCCATGTTTAAAAAATCCCTTAAAAAAAGTAAAAGTTATTATGCTTCAACTTAATTAGTTTCAAATAGAAAAAGACAGGGCTAACGTTTACCCTGTCTTCTTATATTAGGTGGTGGCGATGGCTGATTTTTCGACGTTAATGTCTGATAATTACCGCCGGTGCCCTTTGAGGCTTTTTCAATTGCCTCTTTTTCCATTTCCAACTGTTTAATCAAGCGATTAACAAACCATTTTCTTAAACCAACTGGTAAATTATAAGCCTCAGAAAAGGACCATCCACCCGAATATTTCAAAAAGAAAAACTGTTCATAAATGTTTTCTATATATTCATCTGTCAGGCCAAAAAAAGTCCGCTGTAAGCGGAACCTCCATATCTTGCTCAAAATCACACTCGATACACTCAAAATGTTGAGTTAAATCAATGTTGGGCGCAACAAGTTTATATGCCAGACGCAAGTGACGTGAATCCGAAGAGGGTATGTTTTGGACTAAATAATTAATAGCTTCTTGAGAACTGTCTCCATTTACTCCTGCAATAATATTAACCAGTTGTCTCGTAACGTTTCTTTCGTGCATTTTACGTCTACGATCACTTTCTATTCCACTGATTACTGACTTCTCGTCTCTTCCTGTCAATAACTTAAATGTCACTCTTACTTTAATTCTTGGAAGTATCACATCAAAAGTTCCATCTTCATTAGCTGTCACCTCAAGATCTTCTAATCTTCCGCCTTCATAGATATTAACAGCATTCAAATCAAATTTATAATCTTGCTTCTCCTCGCAACTAGGACATGTCACCTGTGTAATATATTCGCTTCCATATCCCGTCACGCGCGCAGCAATAACAAGGGCATTTCTATCACCCACAAGTAGTGAGTCTGGATTGATACGCTTGTCTACGATCAGACTGGAGATAACCCTGTCTAACGCAATACCTTTTTTTAGAAGAGTTTTAGAAGTCAACATATCCTCTTCTTTAGCTGTCATTTGACGAATTTCAATATTGTCCTCGCCATGAAGAATATGGCCTTCTGGATAATATCTGCCTTTTGATGGCAATTCAATAATTTCTGTAGGGACGACAAAGGAAAATCCAGACCCCTCAGAAGCCGCTTGTGTCATTTGCGGCGGGGGACTAGTATCCTGTTGTTGAACGCCACCTAGGCGTTCTTTATTTCTCGACAATATACACCTCTCTTGTGATTATAATATTATACTCCGAAGAACTCTGATCCGCCACCACCGGCGACTGCTGAAGATCCACCAGCAGTTTCTACGCGGGCCCAGTCGTACTTAAGGGTGACCGACATCTCTGTGAGATCATCTTCTCCATATCCCAAATCACCGTACTTAACTTCCGTCATAAATGAGTTCCAAAGAGTCCAAGTTTCCAAGGGGTTTCCGTCTGAATCGATTTGGGTAATAATAACTGTTCCCAGTGCGCCAGCAGCCTTAGCTTTTGACATTGTAGACAAAGAAGTAGAGTCAGTAGGTGGAGCATAACCTGATTGTACCACAATATCAGAAAGAGTTGCAGCCATATCTGGTTCAACAGGATCGACTAGTGTTACTGAAACATCCTGCCAAGTTACCGAGCCGGGGTAATAAAAAGTATGATTAAGGAACTTATGTTCAGAAGCAGCGATCTGAAAGGATGGCTTCGTAACTGTTTTAGCATACCACAGCGAAGCTCCTCCCTGCGAGGCTTGAATTCCTTGAAATTCTATCGTAAACCGAAACTTTCTTTTCGGATCTTTAAGTGTTGTATCTTCACCAAAGTTTGTTGACCAAAATGCCATTTTTAGGGACTCCTATAATCTATTTTAATTAGTGTAGTGGAGGAAAAATCCCCCTTCCTTTTTAATCATCGAATGATGCACCGGTTGAAGCAATAACAAAGTCGATTGCAATGAACTCGATTGCTCTTGCGGGTTTAATCATAATCTTAGCATAAAGAATGTTCTGATCGATAAGATCTGGTGTTGTGGTTGACTCATCAAGGATTAGTCGATAGTCAGTAATACCAAATCTTGTCTTAACATTTGCTAGGAAAGGCTCAATAAGTGACTTAAACCTATTCCAGGTTGCCTGTACATTCTGCTCAAACAAAATCTGTGTTGAAAGAATGGAAATCTGCTTTTTCAAGTAAATAACCAAACGTCTTACATTGATTCTATCTAGTGCAGATTGGCGCTCTTGCAATGTTTTTTGTCCAAAGACAACAATTCCACTGGATGGGAACGAAGCAATCGGATTAATACGTTGTTCATAAAGAAGGTCTCTAGACTTAGATGTTAATCTTTCTGTAACGCCTGTAACAGGAATTCCTGCAGCACCTTCGGAAAGGCCTCCACGGTTGAATCCTGCCGGCGCAAACCAGATTTCTGATTTTCTTTCCGAACTAGCCAGAACGCCCATCATTGCAACTGAAGGCGGAATCCAGAGTAGTCTTCCAGTCATTTCATCGCGAGTCTGAATCCAAGGATAGAATGTGCAACCATAACTGGAATCAATCCGTCTGTCTCTTAAGTTATTAGAAGCCTGAGTTGGAGTTGTTCCAATTCTATCAGACTTATCAGAATAGTAACGCTCATGAGAAGGAATATATATGTTAGCCAAGTCTATAAGTGCCAGCGCATCTGCCCTCTCCTCACAAACATTAATCATATGAGCCGTTAATGAATCGTTGGTCAAGCCAGGAACATTTAGTAGGTTCATATTAACATATTCTGGATCTGCCACTGTGTCAATGGCCTGCTTAATAGTGTTATAAGGGGCGCTATTAAGTACTGTGGCGCTTGTTCCCATTCCTACGTTATAAAGCGGATCAGGTACCAGGATATTCCATCCATCAAATCCACCCCAGAAAGGAGCCGTGAAGCTATCATAACCAGCGTTAAGAAGTGTAGTGTAAGCTCCTACGCTTGTACCTCCAGAGCGGGCCCCAGAAGCATAGTTATATACATTTGTTAGTCCATCTAGTTTTATATCATCCATTGAGAAGACATACCCCCAAGCTAGAACCCCGGAAAGAGCGCTTGGAGCTTGAGAACCATAAGTGGTTGGGTCATCGGGAAATGATCCAAACCATAACCTATGAGGATCCGCAACACTTGGATCATGTGTAGTGCTAGTGGCAGTACGTGTAGTTTGCATTCCGAAATAAGCCTTCGTCGGATCACTTAAGCCGCCATCAGAAGCTGACGTTCTCAAGCGTACTTGCGGGAACTTCAATGAACCAGTCAGAGAGCCACTGACGTTGGTGCCGGCGGGACCACGGTGGAGTGTAGATCCACTTAAAACCGCAGTTGTATTCGCATAAGCCAGTTGCGCGGGATAGTAAATAAATGAACTATCGAGTGCTGGGTCAGTGGTACCGGTGCCCGATCCAGGCTGGGTGCCAGAAAGATGGAGATCTTTGGGCTTTGGAGGTCCAAAGTATCCGAACGGAAGCAACTGAGCATCTGTGGCGCCGGCTTCTACATCCGCGTTCATCTCAACACGAACAAATCTCGACAAGTTGTTATAATCACCGTATTCTTTTAGTCTATCCTCGCTAGTGTTCCAGCTAAGATATTTGTCACCAATTTTACGTGCAACAAAGTTAGGCGCCGTTGGGTCTAACGTTAGATTGTCAAATCTCTCCAACACAACCACTTTGTTGTCCGTATCACTTAGCTGACGAAGAACAAGGGAGAAAGTACCATAATCTGAAGTAGTCGTATTAGACTGCCTAAGCTTTTCAATTGAAACCTTACAGTTTTTATGTAACCATTCGCCATGGCCGCGACCAATGAGACGGAAAAGCTTTTGCATGGATTCGGGCCTATAACTTCCAGTTTGGCCACTTAGATCCTGTCCAATAAACCAACTTGTACGACCTTCCATAGAAGAACGACGCATCGAGTGCGCACCAGCTGCCGCATTGGCATTAGTTCCAAGCGGCAATATTACACCGTAGGAATCAACACCAACTAAGCTGGAGTCTCGTAAATCTTGTTCAAATGTTTCACCAAGCCAATACCGTACAGCCGAAGCAGAGGGATAAAAGGCCCCCGCCGTTGCACACAATTGGGGGTTGGTGTTAAACCGCTTACGAATGAAAGTCTCAGATGAATCATCAAAACCAAACTTAATGTCTCTTTCGCCCTGAAGAGAACTTGATACAGTAACTGTAAATAAATAATCTGAATCATTCTGAAGGACATAGCCAACTCCAGAAGTTAGATTGGTATTAACAGGAGTATGAAACAAGCTTCCACTCAGCCGAACACTTCCTTCTTGGTCAACATACCAAATAGCCGCCAAAGAAGCAGTTCCAAAATCAAACACACCGGACGATTGCGCTGACGTAGACGAGCTTACATTGACGAATAATCCATATGCACCACCGTTGGTGGGGGTACCCGAAATGTCGGAGCCGGGGTCATCAGTTGTTTCCCAACCGGCTGCGCCGGCAGTAGTTTTGTTTGCGTTTTCTGTTCCAAGAAGCCTGACATATGTAAGAGGAGCAACGTTTGCTCTCAAAAAAGCCTTTGCGGCATATGTTCCATACATTGGGGATTGATAGTTTCCATCACGATAAATATCACCGCCCCCATTTCCTGGAACGGTGTCCCCAAACATTGTAACGAAGTCAGAATATGATTCGACCGTGACGGGCTGCATTGCTAAACCGCGTTGGGCGCGCCCAATAACCACCGGACCAATCGTAACAGCCGATTTCGGAATAAAGGAGTTATCAATTTCATTGATAAACACCCCAGGAGATACAAATTTAAAATTCTTAACTGACATGTTGTGGATTCCTCGTTATTAAAATCATATAAATGATAGTGTAATCATGAATTAAATAGTATTTTCATTTGCTAACGGCGTCTCTTTAAGGAATAAAAAAGTCATCGTTGCCTTCAGGAACTGGACTTTCCGATGGGAATGTTATTTCTACAACGTTTTCGTCTACTATAACCAACGGACGATCATCATTTTCTCCTTCCCCAATTAAATATCCCAACACTCTAATTGTGATCTCTGAACCAAACATCCTCATTTCTTCAGCGAGATTATTAACATTATTGTTGTGGACGAAGCCTTGATCGATGAATGCTTCATATAAATGGCCGTTTCTCTTCATTGTGAAGGCATTAATCTGGCCGGTACGAGACATAAACGGCACCAATAAATCATTCATTTGCTGTTGGTATTCTGTTTTAATAACAATTTTATATTCTACATTAACATATACAGGAATCGGAATGGACAAGCTTTGAATAATAACTTTTTTATTTACCCTTGGAGTATAACGTTGAGGCTTTTCATCTCCTGAAGAGTAATTGGCGCGACGGATATTTCCTACAACAGCAAAATTTCTAGTTTTGTCTTCTACGATTCTTTTAGCGATAACCCAGCGGCCGGATCTGCCATCTTTCTTTTTAGAGTAATAATGTGCTTGAAAAGCCCCTTTTTTGGCTGGATCTTTTGTAATGCCAGTTCTCTCTATGGAGATCAAAGGTAATTTTAAAGCACCAGCATCATCTCTTAAATCTCTATTGTGTTTAACTTGATATGCTCTTTCTGGAACTTGCCATAAAACCGGAACTGTTGTATATCCATCATTAGTGCGCGCCATCAATTTTAAATCTTCTTTTAACCATGACACTATAGAATAATCT